CATCTACTCCTTTAATTCTTATCGTTGGTCTATTTGTTTGAATTACTGTTGGTATCATATTATTCGTTTGCTATTTTTGTAAATTCATTAACAAACAAGGAAATATAATCTGGTTTTATCAGCACTATTTGACGTTTATTTTCGTTTAATTGAACTTCATAATCATAATTTAAAATAGCATTTGTTTTTATATTTCCTGTTATGTATTCTTGTATAAATTGTCTTGGAGAACTTTCATTTCCTTCAAAATGATGCACTGCTAATTCATTTTCATAATCTATTTTTTGAGTATTCATAGAAACCCCATTAGTTTCATCATCAACAATCAATGAAACCGTAATAGGATAATTTGCATTTATATCTGCTGCATTTATTTTATCAACAACAATTTTATTAAGATTTCTATCACATTCATGCACGTTGTATTTTTTTTGTTCTATTATGATATATTTTGATTTGCACATTGGTTGTTTAGATTGAAATTGATCTTCTGTAAAATAAATAGCAGTTTTATTGCCATATTTTACAGTAATATGTTTTCCCAAATCCAAAGAATTTAATGGCCAATCAAAAAATCTACTTTTGATATTATTAATTAGCATTATAGTCCAGTAATAATCTACTTTTCCGTAATAGTTAAACGAAACACTTTCCGGTGTTTCATTTTCTACTATGGTGTATTGATTCACCAATTCACTTGCAGACAAATCTTCATGTACAACTATTCTTTTTAAAATATCTGGTATAGTAATATTATTGTAAATAGTTGTTCCTAATTTATTAAAGTACATTACATTTACTCCAATTATCTGTATAGTGCATCTATTGATTGCTTTACATTTGGTGAGAGTTCTTGCAACTCTATTGTTAAAACAGTATGAACGGGCACACCATCTTTATGAAATGCAGGGATGTTTGAACCCAAATAATTAACAGTTAAATTAGTCATAGCACATGGTGCAGTTTTTATTAAAGTTTTTCCGGCAGCAATTATTGTTAATGCAAATAAATTAGGATTAACAAATGCAATATTAGATTTTAATTCCGGATGCATTGCTTTTCTTAAATCTTTAATCATATTTTGTTGTGCTCCACCATCTCCTGCATTTGTTGGTATTAAATCCCAACTAAATTGAAATGTTCTTAAACCAGGAGATTGAAACATCAAAGTATTGATTTTGTTTTGTGTTAGTCCCTGAGATCTTTGAAATTGTGCAATTGCTCCGCCCAAAACACCTACTTGCTCTAAACTACTAGCACCAGCAACAACAGCACTGCTTGCAAGACTTCCGGTTGAACCAACTCCAGAACCCGTTGAACCGCCCCCAATTAATCCGGATATAAAATCTGCACCAAGTTCTTTTTGTTGCCATTCTTGTGGAAAAGTATCGTTCAGTTCTTTTGGTAATGGTAAAATATAACCACCTTGCCCTATGGCGCTTTGTAATTGATAGTCTGTCGGACCTAATACTTTGAGGTAAGAATATAAAATAACTTCAGAAGCATTAGGTCTGGGTGGTAATAAGTTTACTATTTTTCCCATATAATTATCCTTTTCTACATACTATGTATGTCATATAAAGGTAAATATAGGCCAAAGAATCCGTCAAAGTATAACGGAGATTCTACTAATATAGTATATCGTTCTCTCTGGGAACGAAAGTTTATGGTTTTTTGTGATAATACGGATAACATCATAAGATGGTCATCCGAAGAACTATCAATTCCTTATATTTCTCCCGTTGATAAAAAATATCATCGATATTTTGTAGATTTTATAATAGAAGTTAAAGAAAAAAACGGTTCTGTACAAACATACATGGTTGAGATAAAACCACACAGGAAGTGCAAAGAACCAATTAAAAAGAAAAAAATAACAAAAGGTTATTTACAAGAAATAGTAGAATGGGAAATAAATAAATCAAAATGGGCATTTGCCGAACAATATGCATCTAAAAGAAACTGGAAATTTAAAATAATAACAGAAAAAGAGTTATTTGGTGGAAAAGAACCAGACGAATCAGAAATTAACGAATAATGAGTTAACTGCTGTACAGTGGTTTAGAAAGTCTATGAGAGACATAACTAAATCAAAATCAGCAAATCCAACAAATTACGAACCTCTTCTTAAAGAAAAACACAGAAATCTTATTAAGAGATTAAGGGGTCAAGTACTTGTTTTTAAATACAAACCATCAAGTAAGACTAAGTTTTATGACAGATATCCTTTGGTTATAGTTTTAGAAATAACAGGATCACACATCATTGGATTAAACTTACATTATGTTCCACCCAATGATCGTATTAAATTAGTATTATTAATGAATTCTTTGCTTTTTAATCAAAAAGAAACCAATCTACAAAAAACTAGAGTAAAAATATTCTCTTTATTAAATAAAAAAATCTTTGCTAAATATACTGGAACTGCTATTAATCGTTACAATATTAAAAACATTGTTGGTAAACCAAAACTAACAACGCCCGAAGAATGGTCCTATTTAGCATTTTTACCAGTATTTAAAGGAATATCTCCAGCAAAGTTATATACAGAAATCAGAACAGAAGTAAATAAAAATGCCCGCTAAAGTAAACCCACAAGAAGCACTAGAATTATTAACAAATCCATCTTATGGTGGCGGTGTCAGAGCAAATAGATTTGCAATTGAACTAAGTAATTTTAGAAATATTGATCAAAATAGACAATTTCAAGTTGTTAGCGTGGACGTTCCTTCTTTAACTGTAGGAACTGTAGATTACCAATACAATACTTTTCCAATAATTAAAGTTCCATATGCAAGATTACCGGCACAAACAATTACTGTTAATTTTAGAGTAGATAGAACAGGAACTTTATTAAGACAACTTAATTTATACATGGAAGAATTAGTAAAACCTTCTTTGGGTTATACGTCTGTCTATTTGGATGAAATGCTAGGACAATTCAATTTTATTTCATATTCTATTGCAAACAATTTAGAACAATTTAGATTTGAATTTTATAGAGCACTTATAACTGAAATTGGAACAGTAAACTACGCTCATGAAGATCGGGACAGTTACGTTACACAATCATTAACTTTTACATATCAAGACTTTGAATACAAACAAGGAAAACAAAGTCCGTGAATATTCATAATGGAGATTAATTATGCCACTACCAAAGATTGACACACCAATATACGAAACTACATTACCATCTAATGGTAAAAAAATCAAATATAGACCTTTTTTAGTAAAAGAAGAAAAAATCTTATTAATGGCAGCAGAATCTGCCGATAACAAAGTTATTTTAAATTCTTTGGAGCAAGTAATTTCAAATTGTGTTCTTGAGGAACTTGAAATACGAAAAATGCCATCATTTGATGTTGAATATTTGTTTCTAAAATTAAGAGAAAAATCAATAGGTGAAGTTATAAAAGTTAATGTAACCGATCCTGAAGTAAAGAAAAAATTTGAAGTTGATATAAATCTATCAAAAGTTACAATTAAGAAAAATCAAAAACACGAAAGTCTTATAAAGTTTGGTAGCGATTTGGCAATACAAATGAAATATCCAAACGTAGAAACTATTTTATTGATGGATCAAAGTAAAACATTAATGGAAAACGGATTTAGTGTTTTGGCAAGTTGCATAGAAAAAATTTACGATAAAGAAACAGTGTATGACGCTAAAGATTACACTCAAGCTGAAATGCAAGAATTCTTGGATCAATTTACACAAGAAATGTATGAAAAACTAGGCAAGTTTTTTGAGAGTATGCCAAGCATTTATTATGAAGCAGAAGAATTATCACCCTATACAAATAAGAAAGTAAAGGTAGTAATTGACAAATTCATGGATTTTTTTTGATAGGGCTGTCCGGTGAAGATCTTGCTAATTTTTATAAAGTAAACTTTATAATGATACAAGAACACAAATACAGCCTTACAGAATTGGAAAACATGATGCCGTGGGAAAGAACAATTTACATCAATATGTTAATTAAACACATGGAAGAACTAAATAAAAAAAGAGAAGAAGCAGCACGAAAGCGTAAAAAATAATGTCAACTTTAGGAACATTAGCAGCAAAATATATGGAAGAAAGCGCACCCAGTCAAACAAAGGCTGGGGTGTTTAATAAAGTTGCTACCGCTGGTATGAATTTAACCGGAGGGTTATCTTCTGCTTTTAAAAAAATAAGTTCAAGAAATAACCCAACATCCCAAAGAAGAAAAAGAATTGCAAAAAGAGAAAGAGACAGTTTTGACGATCCATTTGCTAATGTTGTAAATAAATCAACAATAACAAATAATACATTTAGTTCATTTGATAAAATGGGATTTGGTTTATTTAAAAGTTTTATAGATTTTTCAAAAAGAATAATAAAATCTATTCAACAAGCCGCAATAAATGCATTCAAAAAAGTAGAACAATTAACTACATTTACTTCTCCTAAACAACAAAAAATTACAGCAGAAAAAATACAAGGCATACCTCAGTTTGGAGAAACTGCCGAAGCAAGACGAGAAAAAAGTTTAGCAGATGAAGATTTTAAATATGCATTAATTGAAAAATTAGATGAAATTACAGATTTACTTAAAAAATTAACAGGTAAATCTAATGATGCTGGTGGTTTTGGAGATATGCTCAAAGGAGCAATTAGTGGATTATTGCTGGCAAAATTTGGAAAATTATTAAAACCAATATATGCAATATTAAATAAAATACCAGTATTAAATAAATTAGTGCCCGCTTCAGTTAAGGCGGAAATTGCAGCAGCAAAGACTGCAAAAGCAGCCGGTGCATCGGCAAAAACTGGCGGTGTTGCAGTAACTGCTGCATCAAAAGTAAAAGACATGTTAAATATTGGCAAAGATTTGCGTTATACTGGTACGGGAATCGCAGCAGAAATGGGCACAGATGCTGCAAAAGTTGCCACAGAAGGGGCTGAGGTAGCAGCAAAAGGAGGCGCAAGTGCTGCAAAAGTTGCCACAGAAGGGGCTGAGGTAGCAGCAAAAGGAGGCGCAAGTGCTGCAAAAGTTGCCACAGAAGGGGCTGAGGTAGCAGCAAAAGCGGGTTCAAGAGGACTTTCTAGATTTTTAGGACCAATATCTTTATTAATAGATGCTGGTATTGGTGCATATTCTATTAATGAATTTGTAAACCTACTAAATCAACGTGAAACAAAACAAATATCCGATGAGGAATTTGAACAACAAGGAAAAGAACACTGGGTAGAAATTGTAAGAAGTTTGGGCTATCCAACAATAGGCGCAATTTTAGGTTCAGTTTTTCCGGGTGTTGGAACATTGGCTGGAGGAGTTGTTGGTTCTACTATCGGAGCATTAGATTGGGGTACAGAATGGTTAACTGGATGGTCGCCTGCTAAGGGTTTGGGCGAATACATTTTTGAATCGTTTTATATGGGAGACAATTCTAAAGCCAAAGAAATTGAAAGTGAAATACAAAAAAATAATGAAGCAATTAGTAAAAAAGAACAACAAGCATCCGGTATTGCATCGACAGCGGCAACTTCACCCGCAGCATCAATGATGAGTTCTGCTACAGTTGGAGCTCCAACAAACATACCAACACCTGAAGGATTTGCTTCTTCTGTTGCTTCTATTCCGGAACCAATTACTTCACCAATTTCGTCTAGTTCTATGACATCTGATGCTGCACAATTGCAATCATCTAATCAACCATCGGATGAACAAATTAAAATGTATACTATGACAAGAGATGCTGGTTTTGATTGGATTTATGATAAAGAAGATGCAGATATATTGGCTCAATATTCACCCCAACAACAATTACCACAACAAAAAACAACACAACCAACTATAGTAAACAATTATTACTATAATACTGTTGCCGGCGGTGGTTCTGGTAGTGTAGAAACCAGTATGCCATTTAGTCAACCTTCTGAAAGTGTTCTGAATGCTATGTTATCTGCTGATGCACATGGTGCCAGAATGGGTATTAATAGTTAAAAAGAAAAGACGGTTGTTACACCGTCTTCTCCAAATCACACCCTAATTATAAAGTTTTTAGTCTTCCTTGGCCAACTTCTCAAAGTAGGAAAGAGCATCCTCTTCCTCTCCGTCGTCTTCCATCTTAGACTTCTTTTCTGGCATCTTTGGGGCGGGTTTTGACTTAGGACCAGAACCAAAACGTTGTTCTGCATCCTCAATCTCTTCCATTTCCTCAGCAGTCTTTGCCTTACCTTCAGTGCCACCCTTTAGAACTGATTCCATCTTTGACTTTAGTTCGTCATAAGACTTGAAGTTCTCAGGATTCGTGAACTCCTTAAGAGCATACTGCTTCTTCCAAAGTGCTTCCAACTTTGCATCATCACCACCAAGAAGCGGAGTTGGCTCTTCAAATTCACTCTTGTCGTAGTTGATATAACCCGCAACCTTGCGAATCTTCAACTTAAAGTTTGCACCTTGCCAAAAATCAAATACATTGACAGGAGAATCATCTGGGAATTCGGGTTGAATCTTCTCCATGATCTTATCAAAGATCTTCTTACCGAACTTGAAAAGAAACACCTTACCCTCATTCTCGGGATGCTTTGGATCTGAAACAACATACACATTAGCAACATAACTCAACTTGCGCTTACGATCACGCGCAACAGTCTTGTCGTCCTCAATACCGCTGTTCCAAAGTTCATTGTTTGCTTCACACACTGGGCACTTCTTACCCAGAGTCGTTGGGCAGTTCTCAATGAACCATCCACCCTTGCCTTGGAACCCGTGACTAAACACGCGCGCCCAAGGAACATCCTCGCCGTCAACGACCGG